TTTTTTTTACAACTTGAACATTTAATATGACCAATTTTGTTTACAACATAAATATTTTATTTTGACCAATTTAGTTTACAACTTAAACATAATAACATTATAATTTACATTAGAAAAAGACAAACAATATTAAAGGAAGACAATATCACCTCGTTATAACTACTCATATATAGCTTTTTTTTGTTTCTTAATTTCACTTTATTTTTTTACTGTTTTTACTGTTTACTTTTTGCACATTTTAACGAACTTAGGCTTGGTAATGAGCCTTTTAACTGCAAAAAAGGAAACAAGTTTTGTAGTGCTTTTTATGTAATTCCTTATAGAAGTAACATACAAAACTTGTTCCTTTTTTTTCCTTTTTTTAATATTATTTAGTAAGTATTGTATGATGTTAATATATAACTTAAACATTTTAATATGACCAATTTTGTTTATAACATAAAACATAATAACATTATAATTTATATTGGAAGAACAAACAATATTAAAAGAAGACAATATCAACACCGTTATAACTACTCTAAGATGCAATCTAAGAAGCTTTATAACTATTTACGTGATAACAACTGCATAAAGGAAGATATAACCTTAGAATCAATTTATGAAGGATCTAAAGTGGAATGTAAACGTATGGAGATGTATTTAATACTGGATTACCATTTTAATAAAGATCCCAATCAACTTCAACAAAAGATACCTAATATTAAAGATGGTTGGAAATAAACAATAAAATAAACAATAAAATAATAATAAAACTATGGCAGAATATACAACTAAAAAATCAAAACTAAAAGTGAAGATAACGCCAAAAGATAATCAAGATGATATTAAAGATTTATCAGCAGAAGAGTTAAAAAAACTTATATTAAAAGAATGATATAAAAGAATGATATAAAAATATAATATACATAAATACCATATGAAGCGCGTTATACTATATTTTATTATAACAGTACTTTTTCTTTTGTGTCCGATAACGACTCGAAACAGTACTTCCATATTAATCGACAAAGAACCTATTAACGAGATGCTATTTACTTCAAAATTAAGTATCCAAACAGAATTAATATTAAACATTTCAAAAACTTATTTAGGAATTCCTTACAATTATGGTTCAGCAAATAAAAAAGCAACAGATTGCTCAGGACTTATTTTACAATTATATAAAGATATAGATAATATTAATCTACCAAGAACAAGCTACAGAATGAGTTTATTAGGTGGCAAAGTTACTATTGATAGTTTACAATCTGGCGATTTATTGTTCTTTAATAATCCAGTTTCACACGTCGCAATGTATATTAATAACGGACGTATAATTCATTCCACGAGTAAAGGTGTGATTATCAATGAGATAGGTGATGTTACGTGGAATAGTTATTGGATTAAACGTTATAAATTCTCTAAAAGACTATTAAATTCACGATAATAATTAATATCAGTGAACTTTTTATAATCATTTGAATCTTTTAATAATTTATTAGTATTATAAAAGTATAATAATTTATTAGTATTATAAAAGTATAATAATTTATTAGTATTATAAAAGTATAATAATATTCAAGTGGATCTCGAACAAATTGCATTATCTTAACATTATCTTAACATTATGCTTTCCTATTAATATTAAAGAAGTTATATTATATTTTTCTATAACATCATCAAGCATTTTATATGTTTCTTTCCAAGATTTACTTACATAGGCATCATTAATATTAATAACATCTGTATTATATACTTCTTTATACATATTAATAATTGATGGAATCATTGTATAAACACCTCTCTTCCAACTACGTCCCTTTGGATTATAAACTATTGTCGTCATTTGTTTACTTTATATATTAATACAACAAGATGCTCCATAAATAAATCACAAAAAAAGACCCTTAAATCATTTTGGGTCTGCTTAAAGCATTTCTCACCTCCGCTATTGCTACGGTGGAAATGTTATATTAATTTACTTCGCTTTTACTTCGCTTTTACTTCGCTTTTACTTCGCTTGTGATTAACTTCACTTGCGAGGAATGTTTTTCTTTTTTTTTTCTCCTTTTTTCTTTTTTAAACTTTATTTTTAAATTTTTAGTGCGTTCAATATTATAAAAAATAGTTATAAAAAGATTAAATAAAAAAAATAAATTAATTGAAAAATGAAAAATAAAAAAAATTAATATTCAATGATGTCCTAAATCTTATTAATAAGGATTTAAGATAATTAAATAAAGATCGATTTTCATTTTTTAAATTAATTATATTGCGGTATTTATACTTAAAGTAAATAAAAATGCTCATATTGGCTTTCACATTTTAGATATATATATATATATAATAAACAATATATTTAAATGAACAACGATATTAACATTTATGAAAAAGTAGAACACGAAATATTAACAAAACTGTTCTCTAAAAATGCACTAACAACTAGATTCAATAGATTAGATCTAGAAATAGAATATGAAAACAAAATTGTCATCGGCGAATTTAAAATTAGAAGAGATTTTACACATACAACATTTGATTGGATCTTAGAAGTTTCGAAATATAAAGCAATGATAAATAAGTATGATAAACTTCAATCTAAAGGTAAACCAATTGTGATATTTTATATAAACTATTTTCCGAAAGACAATACAATATTAATATGGAATCTTACTACAACAAAACCGTGTAACCCTGTTTGGCGATTAATGAATGAAACTACTGCATCAGGATTCCATAATTCAGGTAAAAAAGTATCAAAAAAAGTATTTTTATTAGATCATAAAGACGCAAAATATAAAATACAATGGATTTAATCGACTACAAAACAACTAAAAGTCAACTAAATCATTGTATTATATGTTTTAAATACTAGAACCTAATGTTATTTCTTGTCTATATCCATTATTATTATATGTTGTTATAACTTTATCAACATAATTACTAACTTTAATTAGTGTTGTATTATCATCATTTATTGTATATAAATCTATAATATCACCGTGTTTAATAACATTTTGACCAAAAGTACTAAAAGAACCAGAATAGCCTACTGTATTATTTTTTTGTAATATATTTTTAATAGATTCATTGATAGATGTAACATCTACACCAGCCATATTAATCGTTATAGTATTATCTCGTTCACTGTAATTATTATTCTTATATTTTATATCATCTACATCACCAATTTCAATTACACCATTATTTATAATACCATATTTTTTTATAACATTGGTAGATGATTGCTGAATACTGTTATAAATAACTATTAATTGATCTATATCAGTATATTGTTTTTTTAAATCATTATTAATAATAGGATTTCCAGCTGTATTATATGGATAATAAAATGTATGAGTATTACTACCTGATAATGGATATTTTAATCCAGCATAAAGTTTATTATCTCTAAAAAAAACATAGAATCCATAATGTTCTTTGATAATATTTAATATTTCAGCAGGATTTAATGGATTAGCAACCCTAAACTTACTAAATGTAAAATCTACAATAGTACCCTTTTCAGGAGTAGAATTTGTTAATATAGATTGAATTGTTTTATCAGTAGTAAATAACATATCGTCTAATGTTATACTTTTATATGATCTTTGTACACGTTTATCATTTTTAATTTTGTACATATAATCCTCACAATTAATATTAATTTTATTGTTTTCTTTATTAAAACTTTCTATAAATCCATCAAATATTAAATTATTATCATTGTTATATCCTAAATATACTTTAATACTATTACCAATACTAATCGTTGATTTTTTATTATTAAAATAATAAAGATTTTTGTTTTTAATAATAGAATATTTTTGTGGAACAGTTATAATACAATTATCAGTAAGTGTATCTACATCAGATTCTATATTAATAGATGTAACACCTATTATTTCAGTTGTGTCTTCTATTATTATTTGTTTTGTTAAAGTAAGCATAAAATTAATTTTTTATATAAGGAACAAATATGTTCTCATCATTATCTGATACTGCTGTAATATTATAATTAATTACATTTGAATATGTTTCATCTTGTTCTAATGAATAATCTAATATCACAATACTGTTTATTTCAAAGATATCTAAAAGATAATTAGATGCAATATCAATACTTGTTTTTTCTCTCATTATATTAATAAATGCTTGTATTGTATCTATATCATATTCCCACGCAAAATTACCTAAAAATGATCCTTTGATACTTATTTCATAATTTCCTTCACCAACATATTCATTAACTTTATAATTAAGACCATTTACGAATGTTTGTACAACTTCTTTAGGTTTAACAACATTAATAATAGCAGTATTTAAATCAACAATAGTTTCTTCTCGTCCTGATATTGTTAATGCACCTTTTGGTGCTATTCTAACATATCTATCACCGATAGGAGTGCCTAAAGTTATAGATCTCCTACCAAATTCAGTAAATCCACTATCTAATGGATTATAAATATTATCTTGAGATCTACCAAGTTGTATATCAATACTATTTAATGTGCTAGCATAATCTATTTTTTCATTTTTTTTACCGATAGAGTTTTTATAAATATTAGCATCTATACCTTCAATACTTGTTATAGCTCTTAAAAACTCTACATAAGGAACTCCACTATTAATTCTATTAATTATATCTATTTGATTTTTTGCCATTATATTTTTATATTTTTACAGTTGTTGCATCTGCTAAAGCTCTTTGTAATGATTTTGTGACAATTTCTTGTATTTTAATATTTGATTCTTGTATGTTTTGAGTAGTTATATTTATACCACCTTCAACTAATTTATCAACATTTAATGTAACATTTGTTACACTTCTATCAGTTTTTAATACTGTATCATTATCTGTTAATGTATTATTATTATTATTATTATTAGAAGTTATAGGTTTATATGTAGATTTCTTTTTACCACTACTTTTAACACCAGCTCCAAGACCACCAAGCAATTTCTTTCTCAATTTTTCAGTAGCATCTAATGCATTTTGCATATCCGTACTAATACGTCTTGTTGTATCTGAAACTTTTTTGAACTCAGTATTAACAGCATTTGCTTTAGCAGGAAGCGGGTCTAACCAATCAGCTAACGCTTTTATCCCTTCATACATTCCCCATATCGCACCAGCTGCTATTAATAAAGGAGATGCTAATAATCCAATTGCTACAACTAAAGGTCCAGTAACTCCTGCAATAGCTATTAAAGTTGGTAATATAGTAACAGTTAAAATACCACCGATTATATATAATACTGTTCTGTTTTTATCTAACCATTCAGTTATAGAATTAACTATTCTTTTAACATTTATTGCTATAGTTAATATTTTATTCCATAACCATAACTGAGGTCTAAGTGTAATGGTAATTAATCCTAAGATACCTCTTAATGCTAAAGCAATATTATTAATAGTAGATAACTTGTCTCCACCTAATCCTATTAATGTAACCCAGTTATTAAATAGTTCAATATATCTTTTAAATACAGTTTTTAATGGTTCAATAATTAGTTTAATATTATCAAAAGATGCAACTACGGCATCCACCCAATTTATTAAGTTATTAAATACAACTTCAACTTTAGGCATTATCTTTATTAAATTTGCTTCTAATGTTGGTCTAAATCGGTTAATTAGTTCTATTATTTTATTTAAACTACTGATAATTAATGGACTAAACGCAGAACCAATAACTAATTGAGTTTGTGCAAATGCATCTTTCATATTAGATACTTTACCAGTTAATGTTTCTGATATTGCAGCCATTGAGCCGCTCACTCCTTCAACTTTACCTAAACTTAATATATAATCTGTAATAGCTTTATCAGAGTTTTTAACTTCAGTTGTTACTCCTTTAAAAGTAAATTTAACAAGATCACCATTCTTTTCAGCTTTAATACCAAATTCCTTAAGTCTTTCAAATTCACTAGTTTGGGCATCAAGTAATGCTTCTGCTAATTGATCAAAATCTTTTCCAGTAGATGATGCTAAATCACCTAAACTTATTATCTCATTTTTAGTTGGTTTAAATCCTCTATTAACAAGTTTAATAAAAGACCCTGTTAAGGTATTAACTTCAAATGGAGTTTTAGATGCAATATCAGTAATCATTTGCATCGATTCACTTGCCTTTTTAGTTGAACCTAATGTATTAGTTAATACTGCATTAAGTTTTTCCATTTCAGCAGTTGTTTCAAGGATTCCTTTTGCTATCATACCTCCACCAAAAATAGCACCAATTCCAACACCAATTCCACCCATTTTACTGGCAAAACTAGTCATACCTTTAGATACACCTCCACCGATTTGAGCTTGAAATCCTGATTTACTAGACTTTCCACGTTTCTTTAATAATCGTATTTCTTGTTTAAGTTCACGTTGTAATTGTCGGTGACCTTGAATCTCTTTATTAATAGCTTTCTTTTGTTCTTTAGAAGCTGTTAATGATTTTCTTTGGAGTTTTAATATTGAATTTGCAGTTTTATCTACTTGTCTATTAAGACCTTCCATTTTAGATACAGTCTTATCGACACCTTTTTGAGTTTTCTTCAGTGGATTGAATTTAGCAAACTTATCATTAATAGATTTTAAACTTTTAGATATTCTATCATCCAATGAAACTGTAAATTTAATATTAGGCATTATTTATTTTTATTTTTATTAATTAGTTTTATCTGATGGATTTTCTTGACTTAATAACCACATTAAACTAGAATAAGTTTCTGCCCATTCATCATCATTTAATGTAGCTGGATCAATATGTAAATATCGTTTAATAGCGATATTAGCTTTACGTAAAATATCACGATTAGGTGAATCACTTATTTTATAGAGGTCAAGTTTTTTTTTATACTCGCTTCACGTATTTTAATAATATCACCTATTACAGACGACACACCAAAAAACAATTCATCTTCTGTTTTAATAACATCATCACCAGATACCCAGCAACTTTCAAGTAGTTTTTCATTAGATTTAATAGGGTCAGATTCAGCTAATCCCATTATAATTGATAAATCACTTACACTTGGCTTTTTAAGAATACAAGAATATTTATCAATTTTAACTTCAAATGTTTTATTATCAAGTTTCTTTAATATAGCTTCCTTTGTTTCAAATAACTCTTCAACTACTGATGCAGCTGATAAAAACAGGTCTGATTCATTTATAATTTCTTTATCTCCACCTAAAAAACAAGTTTGCATCATATATTCAATGCCTTTTAATTGATTTTTAGCTGTAATCTTCATTATAACTGTCATATCTGCACGAGTAGGACGTCTAAGATAACATTCATATTCATCTATTGTAATAGTGTAATATGTTTTATGTTCTTTATTAAGTTTTTCTTTTAATGCTTTAAATTTTTTCATCGTTTTGTTTTGTTTTGTTTTGTTTTATTAGATTCTTGATATATGACTAATACTTAAGTCTAATGTTACTGTAGGATTCATATCATTTTGTGATAAATCAACACCATTATTCATTATCTTGCAATTATGTAATACAACTATTTTTGGTATTTGATTTAGAGGAGTAAATATTAATTGAATATCAAACATAGGTAGATTTTGAACTAATCCTGAAACAGATGCTCGTTCTAATAAACTTGCTTCACCTAATGATAATGTAATAGATCCACTAACACTATATTTCCCATATTTACGTCCAACTGGATATACACCAGTCCCATATTCAAATTCCATTTCCATAGAATCATTAAAGTTAATATTAGAAACTCCATAAATGGGATGACCTTGGATTGTAATCAATAAAGATTCCCAATCATAAGACACCCCATTTATACGAGTAGTATTTATTCCTATTGACTCTAATCCTTTATTTAATAAGTTTATTGCCATAGTGATTAATCATTTTTTATTAAAGTGTCCAACTATTGTTTATTATATTACTTGGATTTAAGTTAATTTCAAATTCAATATTCATATCATTTTGTGATACATCTAAACCCATATTATGTAATCTACAATCAGTAAGTGTTGTATTATGTGATTTTCCATCAAATGAACCATATTCGATTATTATATCAAATTCAGGAACATTTAATAGATCGTCTTGACCAAATGCATTAGCAATTATACCCATTTCTTCCATAGATATTGTCATAGATGCTTCAAATGTATGGTTACCAAATCCTTGAGCAACTGGTAAAACACCAGCTCCATAGTTATTAGAAAAATCTCTATCTACTTTCCAAGATATTTTACTAATACCGTTTACTACAACATCTTGCGCACCACTAACTGTAACTTTAATATTAGACCAATCATATGCGTTTCCGTTTATTCTTGTTTTCATTTTATTTTATTTTATTTTATTATGCGTGGGTTAATACATACGAAGCATTTACAGAATTTAAAATTGTAAGAAAATCTCCAATTTCAAAGTCATCTACTTTATGTGTTAATGTTATATCATCTTGTTCCACTGTAATAGTTGCTGATGCAAACCCAGTTTCCCATAATTTACTTTCTTCTCTGGTAGCTAATATTGTAATAAGATTAGTAGAGGTAGTTAAATCACCCCAATCTGCTCCCATATCAATTAATGAGTATTTAGCAAATACAGTTCCTTTATTACTTAGTGTTACTAAGACATTAGTTGTTGTACTTGTTGATATATCAATAGCTTGTCCTGATTCGTCTAACACTGGTATCACCATTGCTAACGACTCTCCTTTTCTTATTGTATAAGTTGTTGCCATTTTTTATTAATTATTTTATTATTAAGCTAAAGCAGTTGTAAATCCTATAATAACTGAAATAGTCCGTGCAGTTCCAAGAGGTACAATTTGTATAGTAACTTCAATTTTACTATTAGTTAATATATTTTGTGTTGGATCTATACTTACTGATGCTCCACTAATTTCTGATGCTATTACCATAGAATCAAGAGGCTTTTGTGCTTTATTTTCAAGACTTAATATTACTGTACTTGATAATGTTCCATCTGCTGGATTTACCAATACCGGCATATTTAAACTTGGTAGTAATGCTGTGCGTACTCCTCTAATAGCTTTATCTATAGTTCGTACTTCACTCATATAAGCGTAATCACTAATTGCGGTATCACAAGTATGATTATCATTAAAATAAGTTCCTGAAATGCCCACGTGTTTAGTACCAAAGATATATCCTTTATTATTAATATCATCTACGGTAGTCGTAAGAACATCTTTAACTAATTCACCATTACCAAATGCTGGATTCTCTAGTTCACCACCTTCTGCAATATTAAATTTAGATACCCAAGCAATAGATTCATTAACATTTGCTAATGAAACGGCTCCAAGAGTTGCTCCAATTGCTGGAATAGAATATCCTAATGCAGTATATAAATCAAAGCCCATATTATCACCATCTTGTGCTATTACAACACTTACGTTTGGAGATACAGTAGATAATGCTTTTAAATCAGGTAATGCTGTTAATGCTAATGCTTTAGTGTTTTGTCCAAATACTATTGAAAGAGGCATATGTTCAGTCTCTAATATAGTTGCCTGTGCTTGTGCTAATTCAACATCACCTGTTGTAAAAGTATTTTCACTATTTACTATCCCAAGTTGTCTAATTGATCCATCTGCAAAAATTTGCATATCATATATTTCTGAAAAATCAAGTGCTACTGGCGTTCCATCCAATACAGTATTATAAAACAAACCAACATATAATTCACCACCACTATTAAATCTAAAATATTCTTTAACGTGATACCATACTAATTTAGCATTATCAAATGTTGTTGCACTTGTTATTGCTGTTGCATCTTCAAATTCTCTTAATGATTTAAAAGAATTGATACGTGCTGTGTCTGTAAATAATGTAATACCTAATGCTGAGATAGAAGCTGTGTTCTCGAAATTAACATCATAAAATGCTAAACCAGAAATTGGGTCATTACTTAATGCAGTTCTATTAAGTCCACCTGCACCTTTTATGAAAATTATATCGTTCATATTATTTATTATTATTTTTGTAAATACTTATAGGATATCTAATTAAAGTATCCTATAAGTTTAAATTATTATTATACTCCTGTACTTTCTACGATAGTTACAACACCTGCTTCAGATGTTCTTGCTTTAGTAGCACCGTAACGTATTCTTGCACTGATTACATATTGCATATAAGCAGGATCCATACGGTCCATACCAAACATATTAACTCCACCATTAGCTTTACGCACAAATGAAGGATGCCAAGCAATAGCACCTAATTGATCAGTTACTGCTGTTGGAATACCTAGTATTCTTTTTGCACCAGCAGCTTCACTATAAGCTACTGTCTGAGAACGTTTAATAACATCAAATCCAGCTACTCTTCCTACGAATCCATCAGTTGCTACATTACCAATTAGTAAGTAACTATCTTTAAATTCTGCGATATCAAGTAAATCAGTATAAAGGTTACCATCAACTAACAGTTTACGTCCTTCCATTGGGATATTATCATTATCCATTAATCTAGATGCCTCTTGTAAGTCAGCTAAAACTAATTTTTTACGTGTTCCTGTTTGAACTGAATGATATGCATTTCTACTTGCTCCACTAGTTCTAACAATGTTAGTTCCAGGAGTATTACTCCATTCAACAGCAACAAAATTTCCAACTGCTGTATTCAAGCTCATTACCATATCTTCTATATAAGATGCTCTGATATCATATGAAAATTCGATATCTTCAATATAATCAATATACATTTGAGGAGATACTATATTAACAAGATCATAAGTTAAATCAACATCTGTTCTTTTAACTGGAGCAGTTAATGGTACTGTTGGATTAATAAGAGCTGTTGGCATCGCACCAGATTGTGGCAAATGTACAGTTTTATTAGTTATAAATGCGTTATCATTTTTTGCAAAATTATAAAATGAATTAGCAGGGTATAAATTCTTTTGGATTTCGGCAATCCACGTTTCTTTATTTAAAGCCATAATTATTTATTTATTTTTAAAAATTAAGGTTATTAAGCAAACCTTAAAAATGCTTTTGTTACTTTATATATTAATACGTTTTTATCTAACTAAATTTATTTAGATAAACTTACAATATATTCTTTATATATTCTATTATATTTAACTGAATTATTTAACTTCATATCTTTTAATTCTTTAGACGTGTATTGTAAATAACTTTTTTCTTTAACATCATTAGTTTTAATGATACTATCTGATATTTTAACATCATTAACTTTATTAATAGACAATGCATCTATAATACTTTTAGTTGCATCAAAATCAGCATTAGCAAGTTTAATATAAGATGCTTTACTATCAAGTGTAATTTTTCCATCTTCAACTGCTTTATTAACTAAATCCTCAATTTTATTAGTTTTAATATTTAATTTAATAGTTTCTAATTCAGTTTTCAAAATCTTTATATTAGATTCCTTTTCATTAATAACTTTATTAAGTTCTATAGTTTTATCATTAAATTCTTTTTGTAAATCAGCAATAGATAGTAATATTTTTGTATATTTATTATCTGTATCTTCTATATTAATACCCATAAGTTTAATTAAGCGATCAGGTAATGTAGTTAATTCGTCTTCAATAGAATTTTTAACTTTTTTAGTTTTCTTAGATTTAACCTTTTCTTTAACCTTTTCTTTAATATCTTCTTTAATATCTTCTTTAATATTTTCTTTAATATCTTCTTTAATATCTTCTTTAATATCCTTAGTTTCAACCTTTTCTTTAATATCTTCTTTAATATTTTCCTTTTTAGCTTTGGCAGCTAATACATTAGGATCATTATGTAATACTGTATTTTCAATAACATCTCCTTTTTTAATTTCGTTTTTATTCATTATTAATTGTTTTATTTTATTCATATCAGTTTCACTTTTATATGATAGATTTATTATATAAGGTGTTGCTTCTGTTGATTGTGTATCATTAATTATAGTATCTTTAACAACTCTTGCCTCTGTATTAGCAGGAATTGGAGTTAATGATGCTTCTTTTAATATACTGTTTGTTATAACGACTATACCGTCATCTCTAACATAACCATCTACTACTTCTGCTCCAATAGATACTCCAGTTATATAATCTCGTTCTACTTTATATCTCATTTTAATAGCATCATCATCTGCTTCATCGAATTCAGCAGTAGCATATAAAACATTATCTTCTTTTTTTATATCGATCCAACGACCATATACCATATCAGGATTATGATTGCTTAATAATACTGGATTTTTTTCAAATTCTGTTAAATCTATTCCAGCAGTTTCAACTATTGTATTATATGAATTTATTAATTCTGTATTTAGTTTAAATTTCCACATATATTTTATTTTATTTATTAGGATTCACAATTAATGTGATCTTTTCTTGTTCTACATTACCGATATTAGTATGTAATTCAATATCAGCATATGTTTTATCATATACAGGTGATGCACTTGCATCTGTAAATCTAAATATAAATGCGTTTTTTGTTACTTTAACGGCATTATAATTAGATATCATTTCTATTGATTTACGATGAATATGACCAATATTAAAAAACTCTGATTGTAATTCATTTGGTAAATCATCACTAGACTTGTTTTCTAACGCCTTATATAAATCAGTTAATAAATCTAAATGCTCTAATGCTTTAATTTGCTGTATATCACCTGTTTTAAAGTTGTTATAAATATCAGTGGCTAAATGTAGTGTTAGTGTCATATCAAACATTTGTATTTTATTCGGATACTGTTCTGCATCACTAAAACCAAATTCAACTAATATAGCTGGATAATTAATAGAATCCGCTTTACTATTATTATACTGATCATTATATAAATTAAAATACTTTAATCCTTCAATATCTTTAGTAAAATATTGAAATGCAAGAAATATATATTTATACATAGCTTATTTAAATTTTTTTGTTATTTCTTTTTCTAAATACTCGCTAATAAATAATTCTAGCTTATCAGAATCACCTATAAAAGGTCTAGCAGGTATTTTATTAGTACCATTTTGTTGATAAGATGCATAATCAGTATCTGCTGTAATAGTTACAGAATTTTTTTCTGTTGTTACTTTAATAGATTTTTTCATTTTACCAGACTTAATAAGTCCAGGTGTTTTACCAAATTTATTCTTAGTCCACGGATTATTATCCCAAGACTTAGTTTTAAAGGCATCTTCAGTTTCTTTAAGCATTTCATCTGCAACAACTTGAGGGAATCTAGCAAGTATTTCTTGCCATTCACGTTCAAAGGTTGCTGTATCAGTTTTATTAAACATTTTCTTCATTAATAGGTGCTGTTATTTCAGTGAATTTAACTCTATATTTATCTTCTAAATATATTTTGTCGAGTGGATACATATTATTAAGACGTTCATCTATAATAGATTGTTCATCAAGTGTTAATATCTCACTATCATCAAATCTAAATTTAACATTTTTATTAATAATCCCTAATTCTCGTAATTTAGGGATCAATACGTCATTTACTAAGAACTCTATTCTACGTAAATCAGATTTAGTTTTAGCATTTAATTGTCTATTATGTGTTTCAGATTGACTATAACTAGAACCATCATCAGTAATCATTGTAGCACCAAGAATAATTTTAGACATCTCTTTATTCATTAATGTAATAAGTTCATTATAAATATTAGATACATCGCTTCTATTAGAATCTATAAATTCAATCTCTTCATTTTGATCTAATACAGCCCAAGCAGATTTACCAAGATCTTTAACAAAATTCTCTAAACGTTCACGATCTTCTGCTACATTTGATGTTGTTTTTGCAATTACAACAGGCATACCGAATATTTCCGAATATTCAGACCAAGCTTGTTCAGCATTACGTTTCCATAATACTAATGGAACTATTCCACTTAATAAACCTAAATCATTTCTATCTTTAAATACTTCTACTAACCATTTATAAATTGGTTTAGGTAGATAAGAATTTCTGTCTAGATAATTTTGTGTATCTTTAACATATTCACCTGTTTCAATTATTACATTTTCTCTTTTTATATTGGTAACTGATGATATATTATTTTTATAAATTCCATCAAGTTGTATTAATGAAAATCCATAATACATAGATTCTATACTAATATCAAGAAAATCATAAAACCATTGAGATTTAAATACAGTATTAGTTAATAGTTCATCTTTTTCACCAGATTCGTCTATTATATCAAATGTATATCCTAAAAGTTTCTCTTTACGTAAATCCATAATACCTTTAAGATGTGAATCTAATAATATTTCATTATAAATTCTAAATAAATCACGTCTATCTCTATCATCAAAAGATTCACCTTTGCTTAGAGCATATCTCCAAGATGCTATTGATTCTCTTATACGATAGTTTTGGCGTTCAATTATTTCAGAAGTTATTTTTTTAGCTTTTTTAACATCTTTATTAAAATACTTATTTAATGTTTTAGTAATGATATTACTCATATCTTTTATCTTTTATTTTTACCACTGCATATTATTAACACGTAATGCACTCCCAAATCTTGATTCAGAACTCCTTGGACTAAACTCTTTATTTAATAATGGTAAGTTTGGAGTAAGTTTACCTTTTGCTACTTGTTCCAGCCAATTAACAGTTTTTTGATATCTTAAAAATCTAACTTCTGGGATATCTGATGCAGTAAGTCTTGCGTGAATATGATAAAGCATTATATCTATTACAGTGGCTAACATAAATTGATTTCTATCATTTCCAGTTTTACTAAAAACTTCTGTTGTATTATAGACGGATCCAATATAACTATCAATTTCGGATAATGATATAGCTTCAATAGAATCTAATAAATTATTATCATCTTCTGTTACATTATCAAGTGTATTTAATTTAATAAGATTTAATATCTCTTCTTTTTTAACAAATTTCATTATTACTTATTGTTTTATACATTTATATATTAAAATTGTTTTATATAACTAAAATAAAGTTTACTAATAAATAATGGACTGAACTGGTCTTAAATGTTAGATAAAGTCATAAAAAAAACGGATCTTGTCTATTCAAATAATGCATTAACTCTTGTTTTTAATGCGTTTAAATCTGCAACAGTAGTAGAATTATAAACAGCACTTCCCGAAGTTGCTATAAATGTAGCTGATGACATACTATCTATTAAACTATTAAAAATTGTTTTAAGTGTTGTAACATCATTTCCTATTAATATCTTTTGACTAGAATCATTAGGTACAGTAGCGTTAATTCCATCTTGATTAATAACTACTTGTGAATAATCATCAACTATTAATTTTATTTGTTTTTGACCATTTACAATAAAGTGGTCTTGTCCATCCTTTTCAATTACAGATATAGATCCACCATTATGAGTTGTTATATTAACATTTTTAGAATTAATATGTACATATCTTTGATTGTTTGCCATACCGTATTTAAAAGATGTAACAATATTACCATCTTCATCTACGATTTCTGTTTGAGTATATTCTGCATTAGCAATTAATGAAACATAAGCATTATTAACATCAAGGAATGTAACAATAACATCACTATTCATTGCTGGAACTGTATAATTTCCCGGAACTCCTTTCGGTGCTGCCGTTAAACGAACATCATATAATATTGATCCTGTTTCATAAAGTTCAACATCAATTGTTCGCTCTTCAATATTAATATTTATTGTTTTACCTATTTTTGAATAGATCTCTTCATTTCTATTTGCTAACTGTTGAACTAAATTTTTTATATTTGCCATATTATTTTGTTTTATTTTAAGACGTTATCTATTAATAACTTTGTTGGATTATAATACCCACCTAGTATTTTAGCAGTTTGTGGATTAGGTGGTGCAACAGGATATGTTATTAATACTGTTGATGATTGTAATATTGATATAAAATCATTTAAAAGTATGCCTAAAGTATCACCATTTCTGTAACTAATTCTATTATCATCATATAAACTAATAGCTTTATTATACATCGTTTTAATTATATTATGTATTTCAGTAAACAATCTAGATATTGCTTGTAATTGTGTTTCTAATCCTATTGAATTTACAATATCATTAATCCATAATACTATTTTTGATTCTAAAACAGATTGTGGATTATCATAAAGTTCTTCAAAAGTTATTCCAGTTACTAATATTGGATTTATAGTGTTTATTATATATGTAGTTGCAATATCTTTTAAATTTAATTCCGTATCTACTGAAATGTGTATTGCTGATTCTTCATTAATATATAAATCACCATAATACCAATCTTTAAAGAATTTTAATTGTGACTTATCATCTGGTTGTATATTATAAATTGTATTCATCACATTATATTCAAAACTCAAATTTGTATAAGTATTTAAATTACTATATATGTTCAATCCTTCTTTAATTTTAAAAAAACTAGGATCTATCCATTTACTATCAAAACTATATGTACCACTAATAAGATTTAACATTCCACGAGAAGAGGCTTCTGCCTCTATAGTATAAAAAATATTATCTGGGCGCTGATCAAATATCTCATCAAAATCTAATACATTTTTACTATATCTAAAATCATCACATTCAACCACTAATGGAATATTTACCTTATCTGTAAGCATATTACCACCTTTATATTTTTCATTATATTTTAAATATCTATAGAATCTATATAATGGATTTATTGTTATATCATTAAAATAAATCCCACGAAACTGTATTAAATTTAAGTAATAATATAAACTAAAATCTTTTATTATTAATTGGCTTCTTATATCTTTAAATGGATTATCTTCTTGAATACTATTATTACGACCTATTAATATATGTTTATTTGGTAATGCTTTAAATTGAACTCCTGTATCATCGAGATGTAAATAATTCTTTAATATTGTATCAGTTCCTGTTCCATAATGTATAGAATCCCTATTTCGTATAATAAATGTAGTATCTTCTGCTGTTATATCATTCATTGATATTACCACATTATCTTCTGATAATATTTCAAATAAATCAGGATCTTTAATAGTTAAATTAGTTTCATTAATATCAATTATTAAGTTTCTTGCAGCTAATGTAAACTTTTCTGTCTCACTAATTAAATGTGCAAAAGCATTATCTTTATCCAACCAACTAACAATAACATATGATCCAACAACAGGTCTATTAAATGTTTGTGATTTAGTATTAATAGTAAATCTAGGTGTTAATCTTACATTATTAATATAATTATTTTCATTAGGTACGTCAATATTAAAGTCTACTGAATCAATAGGCTCTACATTAACAGTTAATAATAATGTTGCAGTCTCACGAACTATACAGATTTTACTATAAAATTCATCTTGTTTATCATTTAATTGTTGTATTTCTTTTCTCATATTAATATTTATTTAGAAATGTCTTTTGATTTGACCTGATTTTCGTTTATATTTACTATGACGTATTAAACCGTTTATCTTTGTAATAGCACTTTGCATTGCATCTGGACCATCATCGTGCAATCTTGAAGTACCAGAAAAACCTAATAATTGTATTTTAAATTCTTTATAATCAGCTGTTTCTGTAATACGTGATGAAAATGATATTAGATTACGTTCAAAATAACTAGACATTGATTCTATTCTAGCAATTTTATTATCTTTTTTATTAGTATCAAATATTATTGCAAGTGGATATCCTTTAGAATCATAAATTTTATCAAATTCAGGTTGATGTAAAAATCCTTGAGCAAAGTTTGCTTCCATATATGTATTATAATTACAACTAGAATATATATCTTGTAATGTGTACAAATGTTCAATTACATTTTTCATAGATGTCTGTTTTAATAATATATCTAATACGTGATATTTCTTATTAATATAACCTATTGTAACAACAGCTTTAAAGTCACCATCATTTTTATAACTAGGGTCAACATATGTAACTATAGTATCGTATGATTGTAAATTAATTTCATCAGCTTTTATTAGTATCCATTCATCTTTAAATATTGCCGATAAACTTACAGGAGTATTCATATATTCACGTAAAAAATTAATAGAACCAATCTTTCTTTTAATATTATTTAAATCATCTAATGAAAATCTTTCTTTCCAAACAGGTTCTCCAAATTCATTAATAGCATTTATTTTTATGTGATCTATACCTTCAATTTCTGATAAATTAACAAAAACCATATTATGTGCATATCTATTAGATACTGCTATTAGTTTATAATTTGTTATTTCCATAGCTGGTAATACTGATCCTAAAACCCAGTCAGTTTGTTCATCTATAAGACGAGGGTTTCTTGTTGATTTATCATCATCAATATCATCTATTATTATTAAATCTGGCCTATATTTATTATAACGTAACCCTCTGATTGTTGAACCTTTTCCTGCAGATGTAAATTTTACATCATATTCATTAATAACGAAAGCATTTTTAGTCCAAGAGCCTTGTGATTTGAAACGATTAGTAGTGAAGTCGTTAATAAGTAATTCATTAGCTTCAAACTCTACTTGTATGTTAATGAGTTGTTTAGATGCCATAGATTGTGTAGCTGATATTAATAATACTAGATGTACATCTCCTCTTAATGCTAACCAAATCGGTACAAAGAGACTAAATACCACTGATTTACCGTGTCCACGTGGAAATTCAGCCGCTATTTCAACTTTACTTTTATTTTTTAATTTATCTATTAAATCAAGATGAAAATCTGCAAGTGGTATTATATTATTATTATTATCCGTTACAAAATGTTTAAAATAAGTATTAACAAAATATTGAAAATCAGATAAAGCCTTTTTAATTCTTTTCTTTTTATCAGTGTTATCTATTTTATTAACTTTGTTCTTTTTAGCTTGTATTAAACTATTATAAAACGCATCTAATTCACTTGTTTTATATTGTTGTTTTGTAATCATATTATTATTATTTTATTCTAGTGATCTAAAGCTTTTAATTATAATTGTTAATACTTCTGGACTTATATCTTCGTTATTGCTTAATAATGTTGATACTTCTGTTAAAACTTTTTCTATTAATTTATCATCATTGTATTGTAATGTAAGATTTTTTAATACAAATTGAATAGCTTTAAAATCTCCATTATTAACTAATCCATATAATCTTTCTTGTGCTAATGTAATAATTTCTTTTTTGTTCTTAACCGAATATTTTTGTCTAGCTAATTCAAATTCTTCTCTAAGCTCATCATCAGCTTTAATCCATTTTAACCACGTTTTATATGTGGTATAAGTCTCTACAATTTCAGTTGTTGTTTTATCATTAGTATGATCTAATATATCAAATAAAACTTTATCAATTATAGATGCTTTAGCTTTTTTATCGTATTGTTTCATTTATTATTTTATTTTATATATTAAATTAATGATTATTTACTAAAATTTTGTGCTTTTGTTTTATCTTAAACGATATATAAAGTATAAAATGAAAATAAAATTAATATGAAAATAGGAAAAAGTAAAAAGAATGGTAAGAAAGGCTTTATTAATAGACATCATATAATACCTAAATGGTTAAAAAGTAAACATAAAGAAACTATTAAATTAACAATAGAACAACACGCAGAAATACATCAATTAATAGATGGTATTACAAATCCAGATGAAATATATGGTATATACTTCCAGTGGTTAACTAATAAAAAAATCAAATCTTAATTATGAAATTATACGAAAAAATAAATTTAAACAAAATTGATAGAAAACTAAACTGGATATATAATGAAGAATATCCTCGTTATAAAGTTATAAATATAATTTTATTAGCACTTAAATTAGAAGAAGATTTAACTTCAAATTTAACGTTAATGAATGATAGAATGAAAAATATATTAATAACAACAGATAGTATTAAAGTTATTCATATGATGTTATCAACAGATATATTACAAGGAAGTACTTTTAATTTTAAAATGAATGAATTATATAAATATTAAACTAAACAAAATGGCAGATTATTAGAATCTGCCATTTTTATTTCTTAATCTAAACTATAAGTAATATTAATATATCCTCCATAATAATCAGGATATCCACTATAATTAGTAGATGTTGGAACTTCTATCCTTACTTCACCATTTGTTTTAAATAGTATTTGAGGTGCTAAATCACTATAACTCATATATGTAACCATTCCATTAAAACGATGTTCATCATTCAATCTTATTTCACTTGGAATATTAAAAGCACTTACTCCATTAGCTATTCCAGCATTTTTATTTCCTCTAAGGAAACCTCTAATATTAACATTACCAAATGTATCTACAGTATATTTTAATGGTTCACCGCTTCCTGCACTAAAATTATCAGTAGTATTATAAACTATATTAGTCCAAACTTTTGGATATTTTACTGTTAATCTATTATAAAAGTAATCAATGTTATATTTTTTAAAGATATGATCAGTTAATGTTTTACCTAAACGTTCATTCTCAACATCAACATATTTTTTATACCAGTCATATCCAACAGGAGTTGATGTTTGCTCAATATATTTAGCTTTTTTAATTTGCCAAGTGTTGTGAGATACTCCATCTTTAAACAGTTTATTACCATTAGGATCAAACGTATAATCAGATACTATCCACACTCTATTAATGTTCGTATATGTAATAGGTGAATCTATGCTAAATATTTTGTTTTTATTTATTGAACTTGGTCCTTCATCGTGAACATATAATCCACTTGTAATAGTATCTATACCATTATCATACATATCTCTTAATATCCAGTCATTAGAGTTGTTTAATCCTTCTAATACATAACTAATCTCATTGGTTATATTGTTTTGTAACCATTCTAAATCGTTATTAGTTAATGGAAACCCACCTGTATAATTTGTTGTTAAAATTTTATTCATAGTTTTATTTTGTTTTTAGTAAGATACTATTTCGTAAGAGTATCCAGCAATTTTATATTTTTTAATTAATGCGTTAATAATGTTTAAATTTTCTGTTATTGTATAAATTGATGATGGAACATATACATAAAAATCTATATCATCTAAACCAAATTCATTACTATTGTATAAATAAGTATTTGATATTACATATCCACTAACAACCTGACCTAAAACATCTTTCCATATAGAAATATATTCAATTTTAGTATTCAATAAGTCTTCATCACTTGAAAAGTATAATGAACTACTTGAAGCGTTATATATTTTTGTAACTCCTGCTCCAGTATCATATATTATTTTAATATCAGGGTTTGATATTTTAATATAACTTATTCTACCATTAATTATAACATCTTCTTGATACTCACCATTTACTGTTGTATTAAAGCCTGTTAGGAATACACTGTCTATCAAAGTTGGTAATCTAGAGTTATTAAATAAATAAACAGGTTCATCATTTAATGCACTATTCCAGTCATCTCTGTTATTAAAAAGATGAATTTTGTTTAACCATTCACCTTCTGTTATATAAATACTACCTGGAGTTATAACTGGAAATGGAGTAGAAAATCTATCGTTTAATATATGTTCTAAACTTAAAACTTGTCCAGTATGATTAATTTCATATAGACTATCAACTCTATATTGTTTAAAACTAAGTTGTAAAGTTTCAATAGGTTTGATTAAACTAATCAGCCATTGATATAAATTATTAATATGTTTACTTTTTAATTTAAATAATGGTGAAAGCATATCATATGCTAAGTTTTTAAGATTTATATTTATCATAATCTTTATTTTGTTTTAATAACGTGCTATATAAGTTATGGTTGAATCTAAAGGAAATGAACTATCTATTGAACAATAACCTGCAATAGCAGAATAGTAATTTTCAATTAGTGTAAATGAACCATAATCAGCTCTTCCTTCACCATTAATATATCTAACTCCTTTAATACCGTTTACTAATTGGATTGAATCTGTTAAATCTGTTATATTTAAATCACTATTAAATGGAATATTAGAGATATAATCGTTTATTGCATCTTCTGTATCAGATTTAACATTAGATAAGCCAACGATTGGATCATAATACACCTCATAGTTTAATTTTAGTTTATCAGATGAAAAGTTCCATATAGTAACTCTTGTTCCTGCATTTTTAAGTTTTGTAACATAACTTTCAAATGAACTTAGTTCTCCGATAGATAATAAATCAGTGTCTTTTCGTCTAATTTTTAATATTACTGTTCCATCTAATTCAATAGCTGCTGAATGCTCAATATATTGAACAGATTCATCAATAGTATCATATTTTACTGAGTAATTATTTGGATCTATAACTAAGTCATAACCAAATTGCCATTCTTTTGCCTTTTCTACCCACCATTCAAGAGATGATACGAATGCAGATGCTTTAATATCTTCTATTTCAGTCTTAAATAAATCCCATAACTTTTCGTGAGACCATATAACAACTGCAGTAATATAAGCATAAAGTTTCCAAATAGATACTTTACTATTTGTTTTTAAACTATTAAGTAAGTCTTGTTCTGTTGATAAATTACTTGTTCCATCTTCATTTAATAACTTTGTTGATAGTGTTGGCATATTTATCTTTTCAAGAATTATTTCTTGATAAATATCATCTATACTTCTCATATTATTTTATTATTTTTAATATATTATTGTTTAATTCTTTATTACTATTACTGTTTTCAGATAATCTATCTATCAGCTTTCCAATTGATCGGTTTATATTATCGTTTGATAAAGCAATCCGTTTAAATGCGTCTGTATTTTCAGATATTATACTTACCAATTTATGTTCAGTATCCTGTAAATGATTTATAAACTTAGCATTAAGTTCTTTCTTTTCATTATCAATAATAGAATTGTCTTTTATTAAATGATCTTTTTGTTCTTTAAAGCTATCAATTAACACTTTTTGTTGTTGTTTATTAGTATTATCTTGGTACCTTATAATAATAATCATAATCATACTAAATATGCCTAGAATTCCATATTGTGCCAATGTAGATAATATATCTGGCTGGATTGTATCTAATAATATCATTTCTTTTTCTTTTTTATTTTATAAACTCTCTTCTACTTCCAACACTATCTAATTTAATATGTGCATCTATAAAAGTTGCTTCTATATCATTCCCTGTTGAATCAATTCTCGTTAATCTGTATTGAATTGTTGCTGATAATGAATTTTCAGGTATTAATACTTCTACTAAGTTTGTAATCTGATTTAAAGTTCCAGTTACGTATGGAAATACTGAATTATCTACACTATTTGCGTGTACAGTTGTCCAAGTTGTATTCTTTGGTTCTCCATTAAGTTGACATCTATATTCAACTTGCCATACAATTCTATCTGTTGATGTTTGTTCCCAATGAATATGTAATCTTTGAACAGCTTGAGTTCCTTCTATTACATTTGTTTGAACAGCTGAATGAGGATGTTGATAGTTAAATATTAATCTATCAGCAGACTTGTTTGGGTCACCATTGTCTTGCATAGTGATAGTGTTTTCATCATAATTATAATCTAATCTACCAGCTGTTGATGTTAAACGTCTTGCTATTAAAGTTCCTACTAAATCATCCCATACTGTCCCATCACCTCTTGTTATAATTGTTCCATCTGATTCAATTTGTGTATAATTACCTCCTGTTACATCACCAATCTTTAAACTATTTAACACTTCTTGTTCACCTCTTGAACTATCATTAATAACGTATTGAGGATGGTCATCTGAACTTAAGTTAGATAGATTAGTATGATTTGTTGCCGCTGTTCCATTAAAAATAGTGTCAAAAGCACTTAAAACAGTAGATGAATTTGTATTACCATTTTGAATTGTAAATCTACCTACAAAAACACTTAAATTTGTTATATTAGTAGGAACTTCTGGAATAGGAGATACTTCAGCTTCTGCTACACTATCATACATTCCACCTAAAATAAATCCTGCAGTATTTACATTAATAGACTCAGATTTATAAACATTAACTGTCGTAAATTTATTACCAATTAAAGGTTGTAAATCATCTCCATCATTATATTGATTATTTGGAAATTGAGTTACTATTGTTTTCTCCCAATTACCACTATCTGGATACCAATGAACTAATTTATCAGTAGATGAGTCAAATGAAGAATGTCCATTTCTAACTGCACCATACCAAGTTAATCCGTTTGTTATAAATATCTCTCTTGTGTTTTGTTCTGATAACATTAAACCTGATTCATAACCAAATCTATCTGTTTTAACAAATCTTTGATGTAATTTATTAGATAAACCTGAACCCAAACCTTTCCAAGTTATATAAGCAATCTCATTTCCACTTCTAATTAAAGTGATAACTGGAATAACATCAGATTCATTAATAAAACTAGCGTCATCGCTTAAAAAATAAACTGGACTTCCACCGTTATAATCAACTGTTATATAAGTTAATACATCTTCATCAATACTTTCACTTGTAATAGCATCAATGTTATATAGTTTTACATCACCACTATAACTATCGTTATCAAATAAATTGGCTGTACAACTAAGTAAATCAATTGTTCCATCTCCATTATTAATAATTACTGGACTTTGAACTAAACCTGCACTTATTGATATTGTTGATGTACCAGAACTTCCTCCTGAATTATTACCAAATAAATCAAGTAAATCAAGGCTTAATGCTTGTCCTATATTTAAATATCTTTTATTATCCATTTTACTTTATTTTTTACGACTCACTTACAGTGATTAAGTCTTTTACTTCTAAACGAGTAACATATCCATTACTATCTCTTGTTATAAATAATTGCATACACATTCTACTATCTGCTTCACCTATTGAGTTTTGATAATAATCTATTTGAATTGCTTTACCGTTTACATCGTTTGTTATATCCATTGTATCAAAGGGATATGAAAGTAAACCTCCGTATATTCCTTTATTTAATGGTTCGTAATTATATTCTCGTTTTATCATTTTGTATTCTTGTTATTTTATGTTACATTTATTATTAAGCCACCATCAACAGTTACTGTGTCGCCATCTCCATTAGTAAAAGTTCCCGTCCAGCCATTAAATTTGTTATCAACATATTCTTTATCTACTAAACTCTTGTTTGTAAAGTTAGCTGAATAATCATCTTTATAGGTAAGACCTTTAAAAACAGAACTATTAGTGCTTACTTCAATACTATCTGGAACATTTTTTAACACAGAATATCGTCCACCATTATTAACAAATGAAATAGCTTCTGGTGCAAAACTTAAAGAGTTAGAATTATTTAAATCATAAGCAAAAAAAGCATAACCATCAAATGTTAGTTTACCATCATTTAGAGGACTTGTAACAGATAATTCATACTCATCATTAGTACAATCAATTGTTATATTATCGGTTAAAGTTCCACCTAACTGTATATCATTTACAGTTTTAGTTAAACCATTTGATGCTGTAATAGTGTTATCAGTTATCTGTGTATCAACATATTCTCTATCTACTAAACTTCTTAAAGTATAATTAGCTGAATAATCATCTTTATAGGTAAGACCTTTAAAAACAGAACTATTAGTGCTTACTTCAATACTATCTGGAACATTTCTTAACAGAGAATGTCGTCCACTATTAGTAAATGAAATAGTTTCTGGTGTAAAACTTAAATCGTTAGAATTGTTTAAATCATAAGCAGAAAAAGCATAACCATCAAATGTTAGTTTACTATCATTTGGAGGACTTGTGATATATAATTCATACTCATTACTAGTACAATCAATTGTTGTATTACTCATTAAAGTTCCACCCAACCGTATATCATTTGCAGTTTTAGTTAAACCATTTGATGCTGTAATAGTGTTATCAGTTATCTGTGTATCTACATATTCTTTATCTACTAAACTTCTTAAAGTATAATTAGCTGAATAATCATCATCATATATTAAACCTTTAGTATTAATACTATCTTCAATTAACATTTCACCAACATCTGATATAACAAATTTTGATGAATTGGGTCCTGTTGTTAAACCAAGTATCAAGGTATCATTATATAAACGGATATTTTGATTTCCGTGTATAAATAATAAACTATGTGAATTAGTATTTACCATTCTATCACCTGTTAAAGCTCCATTGTAATTATAGATATTAGTAGATAATAAAGGTATTTCTTGTGTTAATGCTACACTATCAATTATATCTTCAAGATTATCGTGTAGTATTTGTCCTGTTATTTGTCTATTTATGTTTTGAGTTATATCAGTATCATTTTGCGTGATTAACTCAGGTTTTGTTTTTACTGCCATTTTAATTTTTATTTTTATGATTCAAAGCTTAAATCAAATGAATAATCATAAGACGCCTCTACAAATTCATAGGGTCTTATAACTTTTGTCGTAACTATTATATTTTCTGTTGTATAAAAATCAGTTACAATGTTACTTTCTTTATAAGTTCTTATATATTTATCTGTTGAATTATCAAAATCATTATAATCGGTATAACCTTGTTCTAACATAAACTCAAATAGATAATCTTCTATAGATCCTTTATAAGTTAATATAAAATCTATCATATTTTGATTTTGTGATTTATATATTGAATTTTTAATTGCCATTTGTTAGAATATTTATTTTAGAATTCTTAAAATCCTCTATTAATGTTTTAATTATAGATCCACTATAACCATCTTTTTTAAGTTCACGTATAATTTTTTGTTTTAATTCAATATTCCATATACCTTGTTTAAATATATCTATATGAACGCCTAAATCAGGATAATTACGTTGATGTCCTGGTCCATAATTTAATATAATGCTAATTTCTTGATAACTAGAATCATCAATTTTAAAATCACCATTTTGAAACTCCAAATCTGGTAAATTATCAGTAAAATCTATTAAAACATCTGTTCTCATATTTCGTTTTATTTATACTTTATATATTAAAACATTATTAATTGACTAAATAAAGTTTAAATGATTATAATATTTTAAAAGTTTATCTAAAACATATTTTTTTTTACGAATATATACTGGATGTGATATTTTTAATATTAACATATGTTTATAATCATACATATTATTTTTTAATATATTAATTGCTATTAATTTATAATCTCCGTGTAATGTATTAGCATATTTTAACATTTCATCATAAGTATTATCGTATTCTATGTTATTGCTATTTATATCTATATCTAAACTTGTATTATCAACTTTATTACGTTTATTCAATTCTACTAAAGCTGTTCTAACTAATATAGTAAATATCCAAGTAGTAAATTTAAATGTATTATTGTATTGATGTATTTTTTTATATATTTTAGTTATAGATATAGATATCACATCATCAAATATATCACTGTTTTTGTCTATATATAAGGTTAGTAAACCTTCATAATATTGCTTCACTTCAATATATAAATTATTAAAGTCTATTTCATTTCTTGTATTGAAAAATTGTAATCCTAAATCATTTATATTGTTTTTGTTGTATTTCATTTATATTTTTAATTTTGTTGATAAAAAAAACCTTACTGCTATTATACAAATAAGTATTTAAATTCTATCTTTCAAGAGCTTTATCTATTAATACATCTTTTAGTAATTCAAGTTCTACTTTATTCATTATAAATGTTTGTTTTTAAATAAGTTAGTATTTCATCTTCCATTTCTTGATGATTTGTTTTATAACCTTTTTTATGATGACGCCAAACCATTATAAGATTATTATCATCAATTATACCTGAACATCTATAGTTTTTACCATTCCAAGTTTTGTTCCAGTAAATGTCATAAGATGCATAATGATATTTATGGTTTAGTCTATAATAGGGATATATCTTACTCGCATTAAATAAGGTTTCTATCTCATCTTTAGATTCATCTATAAAATAAATTACAGAATTGTTACGATAATCAACTTTAAATGTTTTGTCTGTAAATATTTTCATAGTGTTATATTTATTGTATAGTATTCAAGTGTTGGTGTTCTATCATCATCATCTTTAAGAAGTTTGTCTTCATTTAATTCTATATCATTTTTTAATTTAAGTTCTGTTACAAATAAATTATTAATAATAGTTCTTTTAGTAATTGCTTTTTTGTATCGTTTCATAATATGGTTATAGTTTTATATATTTATATATCTAAATTAATTCAATAAAAATGATAAAAAAAACCCTAAATGATATAAAATCAAATAGGGTCAAAATGGTACGTTGGATTATTTTTTTATACTAATACACTAAAGAAGTGTTAAAGTGTCTTAAATGGTGCTTAGAATGCGTTTAAAGTATTATATTATTATTTTATACTAATACACTAAAGTGTCTTAAATGGTGCTTAGAATGCGTTTAAAGTATTATATTATTGTTTTATACTAATACACTAAAGAAGTGTTAAAGTGTCTTAAATGGTGCTTAGAATGCATTTAAAGTATTATATTATTGTAGTATTATTTATTTTATTTATTTTATTATTACTTTTGTATTATCTACCTTTTTCTTTTATTATTTTGTCAAATTCTTTATCTAACTTTTTAATAATCTCTTCATATTCTGTCATAATGTTTTTGTTTTTTTTAATTTCTTTACTATTGTTAAATTTGCCGTCTTAGATATTAACCTTAAATGTGTATTGTTGTTATGATATATTTCAAATGATTTTCTAATTTCACCACTTAATACAGTATTATTATATTTAAAGTTTGATATTTGTTCTTCTACAATAGAATTATATACGTCATTAACATCTTTATCTTTCATCCATTCATTAAATAACTCTATGAATGTTTTATCATAATGATCAACGTGTGTATTTCCTGGGCATAATAATTCTCCTGTAAATTCACAAGTCATTTTATATGGTTTGAAATTTTTATCTTTGAAATCATCTATAATGTAACCTATACTATTTCTAGCTGCCTTTTTTATTTGTGTTAATTTATTAGGTGGTGAAATTGCAACATTATAAGATATATCTATTTTTGTTCCATCAGTTCTATTTATCATAAAAACATTATATATAGAATCACCTCTTTCAATTGTTATATATTTAACACCTGTTCCTCTTTTATCATTCCAATATGGGTGTTTTTTAAATACTGATATTAAAAAATCATAATCTGATCCTTTAACTACTGATACTCCACTATTTAATATTGCTTTACATTTTCTCTTTAATGATGCTTTACTTTCCTTTTTCATAATTGTTTTATTTTATTAATTTATATTCTTCTTGTGTTAAATAATCTGTTCTCTCATAATTCATATGATAAGTTTCACCGGATCCTTGATTTAATACTTCAACAATACCTTTAAATTCTGATATTATATGATCACTATTATCATCTTCATAATATGTATATGTACAATTTTCATATGTATAAATTTCATTAATATCACAATAATCTGTGCCGTCACCAGTAAACATTAAATCTATTGGTTCATATGCTTCACATTTTATTACTTTTAGTTTATTTTTCATATTTGTTTTATTTTTCTATATTAAATTTTGCGTTTATATATCCTTTATTTTCGAAATGTATTTTTAAATCAGATAATACCCAATCAGCATTATTTTCTGTCGTATAAATTGCATCGTGACCGCTAATAGCATAAATTTTATAATCATTACTAGAGTTATCTTTATTGAGTGACTTAATAACTGGTAAAAATAAGCTACTTTCTATTTTAGTTAGCTTTAATGCTAGATGTCCTTTACTGTTTGGATTTTTTCTTATTTGTTTTGTTTTATATTTTTGTATATATTCATAAACTTCTGGAAATGTACGTTCAAATTCATATTTAAAATCGACTAATAATCCATCCTTTAACCAGAATAATCTTTCTTTAGTAAATAATACTTTGTTTCTATTAATTTTAATCACCTCTTCTTTACTCATTCCAGGTAAAACTCTCATATTATCAATAATTTCTGTTATATTTTTATCAGGTGAATAATATAACTGACCTTTATTTGATGAAAAGAATAATCTCATAAATTGGTCTTTAATAATACGTCTATATTCTTTGGGGGTTTTATTTAAAAGTTTAAGTTTATTAATAATTATCAAATAGCTATAAATATCGTGTTTAGTAACTGCATCGTAAAACTTAATAAAGCCTTTATTTGTAGGTTGTTCTAATACTAATAATGAAGCTAAAATATATGGTTGACTACTTTTTAAATCTATACCAACTAATCGATCACCATTAATTGAACAAAACTGTCTAAGTTCACTCTTTAATAAAATAAAGTTGTGATAAATCCTATCATTATCTTCCAAAATATTACCATCATTATCTGTTTTAATTTTAGCTTTTTTACAATATATAAGTTTTTTATGTAAATTATCAATCTGTCCTTTATAATGGACGGCTTTAACTAATGTTATTTCACCATTAAGTAATTCAGTTTTAATCCAATTATATGCAGATTTAATATCTACAATAAATGTTTTTGATTTTAGAATATCATAAATATATCTTAATTCTCTTGTTGTCGGTCTTTTAAATTTTTTCTTAATATCTTTTTTGAATGTTTCATCTTTAATAGTAACATTTGAATATATCGATAAATCATCAAAGGTCTTATTAAGAAATAATGTTGGTGATATACGATACCCTTTGGCTCTATGGTCATTTAAATATGTTTGTTTCCCTGTGTTTGGATTTATTTCAACTTCAATTATATTATTTTCTAACAATAAGTTAATGTATTTTTTAACTTTATTCTTGCCGAATAATTTAGCCAAATCTTTACTATGTATATTAACATAATCAGATGGTATAATTTGCGTTGATGTTTTAATGTTTATTAAATGTATGAGTTTATAAATTGGTATTATATATAAATTCTTAGGAAGAGTTATTTTATCAATTGCATCTTTTATGAATGCAGTAATTTTAAATTTCATTACTTGTCTTATTTTTTAACCTCTTCTAAATAGTTAGTTATTAATCCTTAAATGTGAAGTTCTTAAGACAAGATTTAGAAGAGATTTCACTTCACATTTAATGATGGATAACATTTATACTTGTTCCAGAGTAGTTCTTTTGGTAGCGAACCAAAAGCTTTACTAATACTTATTATACTACTTTATATATTAATAGATCAACTTTTAAACAAATAAAGTTATTAACAAGTTATTAACAATTTCAAACTTTAATAATATTATGTTTAAAGTAGTATAAGTTATATATCGGTTTTGAAATGGTAAAAAGTGAAAAAAGCACTAAAATACAGCAAAGTTTGTTATTTATAATGATTCTAAATAAGGGTTAAGTTGTTTAGTATTAAGTAGTTATAACTTGTTGATAATAAGTAGTTTACTAAAATTGTGCTTGTTTTTTGAACGGTAAAACATTAATAATCAATACACTGTGCATAAAAAAGTGAAACATTTAGATATATTATAAGTTATTTAGTTTTATTATAATGTGTTTAATACTTTATTTATTATTTAATTGATATTATATTATTTATATTGTATTTAATTATTATTTAAATTTATTTAGAAAAGTATTGTTTGGTTTAATATGTGGCTTGAACATTGTTTAATTAGTTATTTAAATTTATTTAGAAAAGTATTGTTTGGTTTAATATACGGCTTGAACATTGTTTAATTAGTTATTTAAATTTTATTTAGTGATTATTTATAATTTTAATATGTGGCTTGAACATTTTATATGATTTTTTTTTACTGTTTTTTACTGTTTACTTTTTTTTACGCATTTTTAACGAACTTAGGCTTGGTAATGAGCCTTTTTTTT